TGGGAGGGGGGGCTCGACTGCTCTACATGCTCTTGGTACGTTGAACAGATGTATCATCACTCTTAATCATTCTTATGACGGAGGTGAGATGAAATCTCATAAAACCATCAAAAGTATGGTAGAGTTAGTTCTCCGACCCTATCCTGAACTTTATAAGTTGGAATCAGAAGTTTTCAACTTGTATCATTCAGGACGCAAGTGGCAGAAGTCAGAGGGTTCGGGCGGAATCAAGAGGTTGAAGTTAATTTATTCATACCTTACTGATCTTGCCCTCGGGGGTAAACCCCAGGCCCTTGGCTTTACCAAATCCAACGGTCTCGGCGATCCCCTGGTGATACACCAGGCTTGCCGAGTGCTGCGATCTCGCTCTGGGAACTCCATGTTTATACGACAAGCAATACTTTCCGCTTATCGTGTACATGCGTTGTTCTCCGGGTCAAAGAAGGATAAATCTGTCCTGAAGGACCTGGAAACAATCGTTTCGAAGACAGAGATGGACAAGGGTGTCCTTGAGGAATTGCAGGATTTCTTAGATAGATTTCCGAAACTCTTCCCCAAGGTCCCTTGGATCTCAAGCCTTTCCGGAAAGGTCCCCATTGAATTTAGGGAGTCCGATCTTCACGGACTGCCGAACTTCAAGAAGGGACCTAACGGCAGGTTGATGTTAACATCACACCTAGACTACCGAGCCTTGCAGGATTATCCTGTCTTAGCTCAGGCATTAAAGGCTTTGGGTGAATCTATATGCCAGTATTCAACCACTGGTGTTAAGATATTACCCACGCATTTCGACCTTTACAGTGATGTAGAGACGGATGCGAAGTGTCTTATAGGCAAGCTCTCCTTCCTTGAAGAATCCGGAGGGAAAGTGAGGATAATCGCTCAGGGTGGCTACCCTGTTCAAATTACCCTTAGGCCTATCCACGAATCTTTGATGAAAGTGCTGCGGTCCATACCAATGGACTGCACCTACGATCAGTTGAAGGGCGTGGCGAAACTAAAGGAGTGGACAGTCCCTGTGAAGGGTAACAGTTATTGTGTGTCTTTTGACCACAGTAACTGCACTGATCTGTTTCCTTTGAGGTTCCAAGAAAAGGTCATTCGGTCCGCGTTCAACCACGACATAGCCCAGCAATGGGCGACCGTCATGGAGAACATGGAATTCGAGGTCTGCGAACC